AAATTATAATAATAATTTATACTTTCTTTCATAGTATCACTATTAAAACATATGAAAAAACTGATGTTTATATAACATCAGTGGTAGTATTATTAGGATTTTGTGGCATTAAATTGCTTATATCCATTACTCTTTGGGCATTATCATGTGCAATGTTAGCGACTTGTTCTCTAGCTTCAGCATTGGCTAAATGCTCATTTGCATTATGAAGTTTTGCTTCAATTTCTTTTTCTTTTTCTTTAAATATTTGTTCTTTTGCTTCTAATTCAGAAAATTTCTTTTCATATTTAGATACTAAAGCATCAAACATATTTTCACAAGCTTTTAAAGACATCAGTGTTTGGTCGCATTAAAAAAGAGCCTTACGGCTCTTAATAATCAAATTAATCAATATATCCTTTGGCTTTTATTTCTTCAGCTCTTTTTGCTGATATTTTGTATTGATTGTCTTTTACTTTTGTTGTTGCAATATCTTCATTTACAATGATAAATTCTGTCTTTTCTGCGTATTTCTCTCCTGTATATTTATCATTAAAAGAAGTATTAGCAATTAGTGTCTTTTTACTCTCTTTTTTTACTTCTTCAACTTTTTCTGTTGTCTCATTTACTTCTTCAACAACATTTTCTTTTACTTCTTCAGCTTTCTTTTTTGCCATTTCCTTTTACCTCCTTTTTTATTTTTATATTAAAAAAGAGCCTTACGGCTCTTTAAATAATAACTATTTATTTTGTTATGTCATAAATATAATCTGCTGTTTTTTCTAACAATATACTTTCTGGTGTATCTATATAATTTTTTCCTTTTAAATATTCATTTGATTTATCATACAAATATTCCATAAATGCAATTGCTTCATCTTCACTTATGTTTTCAATTTTACTTAAATATCTATTTATTCTTGGATCTTTTATCTTTTTTAATGCCTTTAGATCCTGATTATTAATTCTTATTTGCATTATTATTCTTTCCTTTCAATTTTTCTGCTATTTTTGTATGTGTTTTATGTACTGTTGTTATTATTCCAGTATCAGGGTTTATATATAAAGTAGTTCTTTCTCCTATTGCTTTAAAACTTGGTCTTTCTTCAGTATCATACACTATTTTACCACAATTTAGTGGATTTTTCAATGTATCTATAATATCATCAAGTTCTATTTCCCTTTGTCTTACTCTATCTATTAAATGTTTTGAAATATCGTTAATCTCTACCTCATTTATAATATTACCTGCTACTTTGCTTTTTATAAATTCTTGTTGCCTTATTTTTTCACTTTCAATAATATCACTAAATGTTGTTTGATGATTCATCTTAAATCTTTCTTTGTATTCTTGCCATTGTAACCTTTTATTGTGATATTTTTCTACATTTTCATTATCTGTACTTCCTAATTCTAACCTACTATATTTCTGTATATTTCTGTCAATATAATTCAATTTTTGTTCATTTTTGTAATTTTCTTCTTTTTCTTTTAATTGTTGCTTTGTAGGTGGTGTTACCTCTGAATTAACACCAGGAAAGTATGTAACTGCTGTATCTTTGCAATTAGGATGAAACAATTTTGCTTTTATTGCTGTACTTAATAAAGGATAACCTGTTTCCTTGCTTTCTGCTTCTGTTCCTCCACTCCATACATCGTCAATAAATATTTTTCCTTGAAATTTTATACAATATGGACATCCTCCACCACGATTTGGAACTAGGACTGTATGTACTCCCCATTCAGCTCTTTTTGTTCCTTCGCCTTGTAAATATGCCCTTTTATTTGCTGTTCTAATGGCCATCTCTGCATATGCTACAATATTTACCATTGCACCATTTGAATATTCTATACTATTTATACCTTTTGAAAGAAAATCTTTTGTGGCCATATCAACTGCTTGTTGTATTGTTCCTGAACCTGTATTTGCATATATTTGAGCATCATATATTATCTGTCTATATTGATCGTTAGTATATCTTAATATTGAAAGTTCTGCTTTTTGAAAATTCTCTGTTGTTTCTTTTAATAATGCATTAAGTTTTCTATCATTTATTTTAAAAAAGTTTGATTCTGCTTGTTCTGTTTTTTCATATATTCTAGTAAGTTGTTTTTTCTTAATCCTTTTGTTTCTAGTATTTTTATAAATATGCCATAATTTGTTTATTTGCTTGTCATTACTATTGAAATTACCTTCTTTTATGGCTTCTAATATTACTCTTTCTTGATCTAGTTTTCCATTTTCAAAACTTTGTTTTATCAATGCTTCTACATCGTTATTTATTGTAGAAAAGTCATTTTTAAATAGTTTTTTATTGTTTCTTTTAAAATGTTCTAATGATTTTAATTGTTCTGTTTGCCAAGCACTCCAATTCATATCAAGGTCTTTTTCTTCGTTTAAGTGCCTTGTAAGGTTTCTCTTCATTGATTTTATAAGAGTTTCTTCTATTCTTTGAAATGCTTTTGAAACATCATATTCATTATTCATTTACTTTCTCCTGGTCTTTTTTTTCTTCTTTTTGTCCTTCTACTTTTGGCTCTTTTTCCTTTGGTTCTGTCTCTTTAGGTTCTAGTTCTTCTGTTGTATTTTCTCCCATTTCTAAATCAAAGTTTATTGCTGGTTCTTCTATATCAACAATTCCTTGTTCTGCTTTTAATCTTGCAATCTCTTCTAGCTTCCACTCTTCATCTTTAGAATCACCATATAATTCTTCTACACAGGCTTCTATTGACATTATTCCTTGCTGTTTTCCTTTTCCAACTGTTTCAACTTGTGCTTCGAATGAAGGGTTGCTATATTCTCCAAATTTTAAACTAACTTCTATATCTTTAGATAAACCTTTATTTTCCATTTGGTCTCTTGATTTTAAAACTGTGTTAATAACCTTTGGAATAAACTCTGATAGTGTATCAATTATTAAGCCTCTAGTATATAGAGTAGTTTTTTCTTTTTCCCTTTGTGCTTCAGCATTATCTAATTTCTTTGTGTCGATTCCAAGTGTTGATGGACTTACAATTCCTTGTAAACATAGATCTAAAAATGTGATATATGATTGTAAGTAATTTTCTGTTGGTATTTCTGCTTGCTTTATTTCAATAGTATCTTGTCCATTTTCTGACATACTTCCTTCAGGAGAAATATATTTATTATCAAATGGATTACTATTTAATAAAAATTCTCCTGTTTCAGGATCTCTTGGAATCATACTTTCAGGAATATATTTTATTGCTCTTCCTGCTCTAACTGCTTCTAGCCATTGAGATATAATTTCGTCTAAACTATCAAAAGAGTCATATTTTCCTTCGAAAATCGACTCTCCTCTTCCTTTATATTTTACTGATTCACTTAACATTACTGGTACAGCCCACATTATTGATTTATCAAAAGTTATATTTTTGAGTTTTGCTAATGCAGGAACTTTATTCAAACTTACTTCTTGTCCATCTTTTAATAACTTATAAGTTATATATCCAAATCCATAATGTTCTTCTAGTAAATATGTTGTATTTCCTTTTTCGTGAAAAGATTTAAATACTAACTCTACTAACCTACCTCTTTTATATATAAAATCTATTTTTGAGCCATCTACCCATTCAAGAATTGCTTTATCAGATATATCAGCATCATAGTTTATTTTTATTGCACCATCACCTATATGTAATAAATCTCCTAATAAGGCCTTTAACATTTTACTGTCAAATTCATTTTCTTTGTTAACTTCTTTCCAATATTCATCTTCTACATCATCGCCTGCATAATCTGTCATAACTGTATTTATAATAGTTTTTATTATTAACTTTGGTAGTCCTGAATGCGATTTTTTCATTCTAATATCTGCCGTTTGTGCTGCACCCCAAAAAGTATCTTCTGCAAACATTAACTGACTATAAAATTCAGATAATTCTCTACTATCGCCTCTATACCATATTTTATTTTTTATACAATTAGCTTGAAAATCCATATTTTCATTTATTATAAATGTTTGACCTTGTGCTGGTCTAATATATAACCACGATTTAATCATATTTTTCACTCTTTCTCCAAGTTTCATTATTTTTTCACTCCTATTTTACTTACATATGGAATCCAACTATATTGACAACTATTAACCATATGGTCGTTTCCATCTTCAGGTTCATTGTCCTTATCATCTTTCCAACTATACACATCTAGTTCATCACAATAATTTGTGCAAGTATCAACTATAAAGTAACAATTATCTTTGAACCATCCTAACTGTGTATTTATTCTGTCTATTATTAACATTTTAGCTTTCCAAGCAGAATTAAACACATATATACATCCTGTTTGTCGTTTATATTTTGCAAATTCTTTTATTGTTGCTTGATCTGCTGAATCTATAAACACATTTTTTGCTAATCCCCACTCTTTTCTGTTTCTTTCCAGGAAGTCAACAAAATTCTTTACCGTATCACTTGGTGCAAGTGGTTGATCTAAATTTGCATTGTTATAAACTCTTTCATCTAGCAGGATGTATTTACCTTTATTTGTTATTCCTGCAAATGACATTGCTATTGTGTCAGGGCTTAAAGAACTGTATGCTGTATCTAATGCTGCAGTAAATATTATAAAATGCTCATCTGTTTGTCTTGTTGCTATTGGCTTTGTTGTTAATTGTATCTTTTCACTTCCTGATGCTTTTAAATATTGCTTTGCCTCTTCTTTAGTAATACAATGTTTTCTTCTATCAAAATTAAGAAAAACAAGCCCTGTAGACTTGCCTCGTAATCCTTTTATTTTGTTTTTCCATAATTTCGTACCTACTGGAACGGAATTTATAATACTTTGTTTTTTTTCTGGTGTTAAACTTTTATTGTGATCAAAAGAAAAATACCACCAAGTCCAATCGTTTACTTGAGGTTGATCTAACATCTTTAAAAGTTCTGCTGGAGCATCATCCTTGTATTTATCTATTGGTTTTGATTTATTAACATACTGTGTATAGCACTCTTTATTTGGGTCATCTGGGTTCATAGTGCATAACCTATAATCTGCCCTCATGAATGCTTCTCTTACAAATTCCATATCAGCTATGTTAAACTCATCTATGAGTAAATTCCCATATTGTCCACCAAGTGCTTTTTTCCATCTTGCTGTATTATCATACCCTATCAGATAAATTGTCTTGACCCCATAAGGAGTATGAAACAATAAATGTGGAAAAACACCGGTTGATGCGAAAAATTTGTTAGAAACGTATTTGTGTTTTATTTATACTCAATTTATGCTTTAAATATACTTTTGTCAGGTTGGATATTAGGAG